ACGAAGTATACTATGAACCAACTGTGGAGCAGTGGTTTGCCTATTCTCTCGTGTGCGAATGAATAGGTCCAGATCAAAGTTTAACACACGCTCGTTCTTATCTGTGTGTCTACAAGGAAGCTGATTTAAGTACTTATCAACTTTCACCGCATCAAGTCGACCTTGCCGTCTTCGTTGCTTCAGTGCTCTGCTGACATACGAAGCCGATGGACTTTGCGGTAGACCAAACTCTAATCTGTTTGTCTCCGAATTATATCTTTTAATGAAGGCATTGCTCATTTTTCGAATATTCTTAAGGGTAGTCCCTATACTATCTTTGTCCTGGGTTTTAAATTTGTCATGGAAAACGCTCATAGCTGCATCAGTAACATGTGCAACCAATAGACTCTGAGCAACTTCTTCAATGTCTATAGAAGTGTGCTTGGCTAATGGTCCCGTGGAAGGAGGAGCTGTTTCTCTCAAGTAGTCCAACGCGGAATAAGCGTTATGTAAAGCTTTAGCTAGATGGTCAGAAAGTCTGGTACCTTCCCAGAAGCGCCTGAAGGGATTGTACCTCACCTTTGAGGAGTAAGCCGCGATCTTGCGGTTAAGTGGCCTTGTGCGACCTTTAAAACCACAACACCCACCCTCGATAGGTCCTGTTAAAGGGATAGATGACCTGTCCAACCTGTTGCATAACCCTGCGTTCTTGGATCGGAAAACCTTGAGTAAGAACTTACCTTGCCACTGATTGACTAGATGACTAGCATCAGCGGCTTGATAAAGTCTCTTTTCCCACGATTTGTTCACAGAGGAAGCACCTGTTACAATGGATAGCTTAGTTGTCCTGACTACATGACAATGAGATCCGAATATTCGAAATATTTTACCACAAAAGACGAAACCGTGTTCAGCGAAATGAGTTTTGGTCATATTCAACGTAAAGCCCACACTGTTACACCTCGTTACATACGCTTTCCAATCAGTTTGTGTTGCCAGACTGGCCATGTCGTCCCCGTAAACGACTGTTCTTCGTTTACCGGTATCAGACATTGCGTCGACGCAGTATAAGTGTGCGAGACAGAGAATCCCAAAAGATAGTGGTAGACCCAATAGAGTTCCATTAATATTGGTTCCCACTAATCTGTCCTTGTTTTGTTTGTCTTTCACATATATATCCATAGGATCGACCGTGCGCCGAGCGATGCGGACCTGCTCCCTATCCCATTTGAGGGCAGTGGCAATACCACTAAGAAGAGCGTAGACCACATCCTTCCGGAGGGTGTCAGTAGATTGATTCATATCCGTTGAATAGAATGACCGAACAATTGGACGGTTCCGGTTCTCGTAAAGCCGTGAAGCGCTGTAAGAAGGATCGCTATTATATTCACCTTTAATAGCGGGATGACGTTTGATAATGGAAATCAGTTGGTC